GTCTGATCGCCAAAGTTGGCGTATCGCAGGGTCAGATTGCCACTGCTGGCCGGCGCGCTGGTGAAGCCAAACTCAAGGTACTCATCGAACCCAGAGCGGAACCAATCTGCGTACCCCGTCCCCTCGTATCCCGCAATGTCGGTCTTGACGATGATGTTGTGCAGCGTCGCATCCTCGGCCTGGATCTTCTGGCTGTAGGCCGAAGGAGCAGGAGCCGGCGTCGGGGCCGGCGTGGCGGCAGGAGCCGTCGCAGGCGGCGTGCCAACGCTGACGCGGTACTCGACCCACGTTCCCGGCGTGCCGCCATAGACGCACTTCCAGCCGTCGATGATGTATTGGTTCCCAGCCTCGCCCAGCGGAGTCGGAGCCGTGTTCAGCACGAAATCGCCCCGCTGCCACGTCCCCGTGGTCGGAACCGACGCCTGCGCGTTGTTGACTGCCGACACCCGCCCATCACTCAGGTTGTTCACCTGTTGCTGGACCTGGCGCATCAGCTCGTTGAGGCGCCTGGTCAGCGTTGCCGCATCCGGGTTCTGCGGCAGGATAGGATCAGGCAGCTTCATCGCCAACCAACCCCAACCCGCTTGTCGCCGTAGCCAGTTTCCTTGTGGTCCCCGGTCATGTCGATCCGCACACGGTGGAATCGCCCCGACTGGCGCAGATTGAACTTGCCGTCGTTGATGCTGGAGGTCGGGCCTTGCACTAGCGCGTCGCCCTCGTTGAACTTGTAAAAGCCCGTGGCGGTGGCGGTGGTCGGCGCCTGCGTAAACCGGACTCGGAAGCTATCCAGCATCGACACGGCGTCGTCATCCCCGAAGTCCGACGTGGTGATGCTCGACGCACCACACGGCCCGTTCAGGCTCACCAGCTGGTGGTTGGTGTCGAAGTAGGACGCAACCTGGCCGCCGGACTGCCAGTATTGGGAATCGACGGGGATGTTCGGCAGGGCGTCAATCGTGGCGGCGAAGGAATTGAGCCCGTCGATGGTCACGCCTGGGGCGATGTAGTTCAGCGGCGCCTCGATCAGGCGATCCGAGCGGCCCCATTTCTTCACGCCCACATGAAAGACCAGCGTGGAGTCACAGGCCCCAGTGGATGCAGACGAGGGGAAGTACACCCGAACGAGGTTGTTCTGCTTGTCGTAGGCGCATTTCGTGCGGTAGCGGTATTGCGGGCTGGAGTTGTTCAGGAACCACTGCCGGATCACGCCGTCGCCGATGGGGATCGGGCGGGCGCCGTCGAACACCCAGAAGTTGTCGTTGCTGACGAAGAAGTGCGCGCCGCCGATGTCGCACAGCGCTTCTTGCCCGACGCAGCCGGCCTCACCGCCTGGGACGAGATCCCACTGCCACACGACAGGAGCGTTGACGAACGAGCCGCGATAGACGCCGCGCGCCTTGTAAGCGATCACCTCATTTCCAAGCGGTAGGGCTGCCGTGAGCGGGCCTTCCGTGGAGACGAGCCGACCCGTCGTGGCAAGGGTCGAGACGTTGGGCGTCCAGCTGGTCTGATCGGCCTGTGCGCAGCACCACCAGCGGTCCGGCGAGGTGCCATACGTCGCATCGACCGTGTTGAAGGCGATGACGAAGTTGTTGGAGGCCGAGACGACAATCTTTGCCTTCGGAGCGCCAGTGATGTCCGCAAATGCTCCGGAGGATGAGGACTGGATCGTGTCAGCCAGGTTCGCTGCAACCGTGGTGTCGCCGAACTGGCAGAAGCTCCAGCGCGTGTCCGAGCCGCCGTTGTAATCCCCACCGGATGCCCGCGTGCGGTCGGTCCAAGACGTGCCCGACAGCTCGTAGAGCTTGGTCGTGGTGCCCGAGAACACCCGGCGCGTGCCATCCAGTTTCGTTGCCACCGTCGCCCCGATGCACGCAGCAGACAGGGCCGCAGCCGTGGCATTGATGGCAGACGGAGCGCCCTTGAACCCGGATTCAAACGGAATCACGGCGCTGCAGGCCGTGAAGATCCCCGGGGTGTTCGGGTCGGCGTCCGGAGCGAGGCCAACGATGGGGGTCATGCCCGGCGCACCTCAAGCGGACCGGCATGCTTGCGGTCGTCGTTGTAGACGATCACACCCGCGACAGCCTGATCCATCAGGCCGCCATAGGTGGAGACGCCTGCGGTGTCCTTGACGATCACGGCCAGCTGCTTCAGAAGGCCGTACAGGTACACGTCAGGATGGTTCGCCAGCAGGGAATTGCTGGTGTTGGCATCCGACAGCGGCGTGAACTTGGCCTTGTAGGTCATCACCACCGAGCCATCACCCATCGGAGCCGTGCGGATCGTGCTGCCCGAGATGGTGTAGATCAGCCCGTCGCCGGATGTCCCGCGCCAGGCGTCAAATTCCTGGGGCGTGACGTAGGTTAGCGGGTAGTCGCTGTTGCCGTCCCAATAGATGGAGCGCATGCCAGCGAAATCCGTGGGCAGCGTGCCGACGCCGGCCGTGATCGTGACGGTTGCGGTGCCCTCAAACTCCACCAGCTTGCAGCGGCGCTGCATGTCCGCTTCGGCAAGGGTGATGGCATCGGCCGCCCGCGCGCTCAGATCAGGACGGTTGATCCAGTCGAGCGCCGCCGTCTGCAGCGCAGAGTAGGAGTCGAGCGCCATCGCTTACACCTTGCCCGGCCACACCCGAAACGCCTTGAGCGACGGGTCGTTGAGCATGCGGCGGATGTGGTCCTGGCCCTGGCAGAACTCGTGGAAGGTGATGCCGTTGTCGTTGCAGTAACGCTCGACCAGCACCATCGGCAGCGACGCTGCCAGCTTCATGTCCGACGAACCGTGCAAGCCCTCGTTGTGCATGGCCTTGGTCCGCTCGGCGATGGGATCGCAGTCCTGCACGCGCTCGAAAATGGTCTTGCCATCTTCTTCGTGCATCCGAGTCTGAACGGGGCCGTTCGTGAGCAGTCGCATGGGTTCTCCGGCGCTGTCGCAGCGTTGAGAGGAATTGGGGAAGGCCCCGAAGGGCCGGTATTTAGGCCGGAGCCAGCAGCACGGAGACGACGCCAACGGCGGCCGTCATCGTTCCGGTGAAGTCCGCGCCGAGGGCCGTCCCCGAAGGGATCTCCAGGTCGCTCGCCGTCGAGGACAGCGTGAGCGTCTGGTTGGCATGGATTGTCCCCTTCAGGTTTGCCGTGCCGGAGTGCACGGCAGTACCGGAGGAAGTCGAAGTGCCGGAGGCGGCTTTCTTGACTGCCACGGTCACCGCGCCGGCATCCGTGCCCGCAACGGTCGGGCGGACCACGACACCTTTGACGACGTAAGCGCGCTGGGCCACGAAGACGGCCCGGTCAACGCTGTTGGCGTCATAGTGGAAGTTGACGGACACGAAACCACCGTCATCGCGGTCGCTGCCCTGAAGGCCCATCGAGCCATCAGCGTTTTGCTTGATTGCAACAGACATCATGTACTCCTTGTGGAGACAAGGCCCCGAAGGGCCTCGTCAGGTTCAGGCGATGTCGTACACAGCGCCGTGGGCCTTCGGGTTGTCGTTCTGCAGGCAGTACTCCCCGATCAGCATGGCCTTCTCGCTGTCGCCCGTCGCCGCGATGTCCTTCTTGAACAGCGGGCGCAGCCAAGCGATGGACAGCTTGCCGCTCTCCAGGATGAACACGTCGCGCGTGCGCTGGAACAGGTTCGGGACAGCCTTCAAGGTGCCGAAGTCCGAGACGTACACATCGACGGCAGCGGTGACTTTCTTGTCCTCGCTGTTGTCGTTGCGGGTCGCGCCGCCGGTGAAGCCCGAGAACGTCTGCTTGGCGGCAGCGCCCATCGTGATCGTGTCGGGCTTGCCGCCAGCGGTGTACACCAGCTGCAGCACGTTCTTGAGCTGCTGCTCGGTGAAGTTGCGCGTGGTGCCATCGGTGACACCCGTGTTGCCCGAGTAGGACGCCAGGGTCGTGTCCGACGCCTTGTTGGCGTTGTCCACGGTCCAGCCCAGCAGGCCACGCGACTTGCGCGGCGACGTGGCGGTCACGTCGTTCTGGGTGATGCCGAACTCCGCGTCACGGCGCCATTCCAGGCCCTTCAGGGCGGTCTGGTAGGCCATCTCCGACTTGCGGCCGGCGCTATTGACAGCCTCTTGCGAGCCGGAGATCACGACGGCCTTGGTCGCGATCTGGGTGCGGTTGGTCAGACGGACCGTGGGGGTCACGGCGCCAGCCGAGAAGTCGTCGCCTTCGGCCTGGGCGTTGGACGCGGCGGCGGCCAGGGCCTGGGTTTGCCACTCGTGCAGGGTGGCGGTGGCCTTGGCCTTGCCGGCCATCGAATAGACCGGGGTTTCGGTCGGGTCGATCCGGGAGATCAGATCGGTCAGGTCTTCACGGTTGCCGATGGCGGCGGTCGTGAGATAGGTATTGCTCGGTGCAGACATGTTGACTCCAGCGCCTCTCGGCGTTAGGGGTTACTTGAAGATGTTTTCGAGTGCCGCTGCGGCGTCTCGAAGGCTTCCGGACTTCTGAAGCCGCTTCATCGCGACGGTTCGTCCATCCAGCGGGTTCGTTTCTCCGCCGCCCGGTCGCTCGACCTTCTGAGGAAGGGTTTGCACCTTCTTGGCAGCGGCTTGAGCCTTGCTCATCATTTCTCGATAGAGCATCGACTCGCGGGCCATCAAAATCGCCCGATGGTCCGTGATGCCAGGCCGGATGAACCGCCCCTTGTCATCACGTTCCGCGAAAAGCTGTTCTGGCTTGAAACCCCATTCCTCGATGAGGAACTTAGTCACTTTCGCGCTTTCGTCCTTGGCCTTTGCCGGGTCTTTCCACTCGGGGAGCTTGTCAAGCAGGGCTTGGTGCTCCGACTTCAGGTGGTCTTCCACGGCGCGGGATCGGTCGAACGACTCGACTT